ATGTACCGGGCCGTCTCGCTGTTCTCGGGCTGCGGAGGCTTCTGTGAGGGGGTGCGTCTGGCAGGTTTCTCAGTTGAGGCAGCAGTCGAGATGGACCGGTTTGCGGCGGTCACGTACCGGCACAACTTTCCTGAAGTGCCCCTCTTTGAAGGGGATGTTCACGACTTCCTGAACAAGTCTTCGGAGGTTTGGCGGGAGGAGCGTGCGCGCTTTGAGGGGGTTAAGCGCGGCAACATTGACATGCTCTTTGGAGGGCCGCCGTGCCAGGGATACAGTCAGATCGGTACGCGCATTCTTGATGACCCGCGGAATGAGCTTTACGCACAATATGTGCGCATACTGAAGGAGCTCCGCCCGAAGGTTTTCCTGATGGAAAATGTCCCTAACATGCTGCTGCTTGCTAAGGGGAGATTCAAGAGGGAAGTGCTCGCCGCGTTCGCTGAGGCCGGATACTCTAACTGCGGCGTTGCCGTTGTTGCTGCGAGTGATTTTGGGGTTCCGCAGCTACGGCGTAGGGCCATCTTCTTCGGCGTTCGCGACGGCCTGGACCTCGGAATGGATGCTCAGGCATTCCTTGAAGCGACGCTCGAAGGGGAGAAGCTTCCGGAATCTACGGTCAATGATGCGATTCGCGATATTCCGGAATCTACCGCCGTTCATTACGAGCCGGTCAGCTATCCCAGGTCGCGGGCGGCAAGTCCCGTTCTGGATGAGATGCGGATCGACCGCGATGGCCGCTGGTACAGCAAGGAATACAAGCTCAAGGTGGCTGGCGGAACTAAGGCGCTCTTTAATCATCACACTAAGGAGATCCAGGAGCGTCGCAAGAACCTGATCTCCCTTTTGGCTCCGGGTGCCAAGGCTGACTCTCTCCCTAAAGAAATCTGGAACGGCGCGCGCCCGGAGAAGTGGCGGCGTCTACACCCGGACAAGCCTGCCTACACCATTCTCGCGCAAATGCATCGCGACATGTCTGAATGGGTCCATCCGAAGTTCCAGCGATGGATCACTGTCCGCGAAGCGGCACGCTTGCAATCCTTCCATGATGGATTCGTTTTCCAGACGAGCGAATGGCAGATGCTTAAGCAGATCGGCAATGCTGTCCCGCCGCTGCTTGCCCGCGCGCTTGCTGCTGCCGCACAAAAGGCGCTCATGCAAATTGATTCGCCGGAGAAAGAAATCCTGAGTTTTGGGGTGCCTGTGCAGCAGACGCTGATGCTCACCCCAGCGGGGTAGCTTCGTTGTAGTTTCCGTGAGGGCGCACAGACGACAAAGTGCCCCCGTTCGTCGGCACGGAGCCGACGAACGGGGGCACTGCGCTGATTATCGGAGTTGGGAGATCACGGCCGCGGTTACGCCGACGAGGCCGGTCACGGCGCCGATGCTCGGCAGGGGCCATCGGCGATCTTCGAGTGCGTCGACACGCGATTCGAGCTCGTCGAGCCGTTCGTCGGTCTGGTCGTGCCGCTGGGTGAGCAGGTCGAGCCGTCCGTCGAGGCGGGCGAACCCTGCCTCGACCGCGCCGCGGAGTCGCTCAAGTTCGAGGGCGACATCAGACGGCGAGGGGTCGGTCACTCGGCGGCCCCCTTATCTGTGCGGTCGAGGGCGAGCAGCTCGTCGTCGCGGTGCGATGCGGTGCGCAGCCACCGGGGCAGCAGGCCGTCGACGACAGGCAGGGCCATCACGCGCGTGATGCCCGCGGCAACGGCGAGCACGACGCCGACCCCGGTCGCGGTCTGCGGGATGTCGGCGGCGTCGATGATGAGCGGGGCGCCGGCGGCGAGGGCGAGCACGGTCTGCACGGCGGTGCGGACGGTGCGGCGGGCGGCGTCGGTCATGGGAGGTACCTCGTTCCGTAGAGAAGGGGAACGGGCTGCGAGCGGTGTGCGGGCGGCCCGTGGGGCGGGGCGGTCGGGTCAGACCTTGGGGACCTTGAGCGCGTCCCAGGAAGCGCGGCCGGGCCACCCGTCAGCGTCGTCGCCGCGGTAGCCGAGGTCGCGCTGCCATCGGGCGTACGACTGGCGGTCGGCCTCGGTCCACTGAGGGCCGGGGCCCTCGCGGTAGGCGGAGCAGCCGACGGCGACCAGGCGCCGCCCCATGGCGGTGACGATCGGCGAGCGGGGGTTCCTCTTGAACCAGTCGGCCCCCGGGAATGGCTCGTACGCCGACGGCTTGGGCTTGGGCTGCGTGGTGCCACCGGGGCGCGGGGCGCCCTTCCGGACCCACGCGTACAGCGCCGGTCCGGGGCAGGCGGTCGCGAATCCGTCGCGGTGTCCCTTGATCTCGTCGCCGGCGCCGCCGCTCTTGCGCAGCCACTCGACGGCGTCGCGCAGGCCGGCGAGCTGCGCGTCGGTCGGGGTGGTCAGACCTGAGTCGCCGAGCATGGCGCACACGGCGTAGTGCGCGGAGTTGAGCGAGCTGTTCCCATTGGCGCCGGTCTTCTTGTGGGCGCCGCGGCCCTCGAACACGTGGCCGTGCGGGCAGACGATCGCGTTATATGCGATGTCGGAGTAGTTCTCCTTGGTGTTGGCGAGGTGGCTCGCCTGGATCGCGCGGACGCGGGCCGCGCACTGCCCGTGATTCTCGGGGCGGGCGAGGGACACAGGCACGGCTGTGCCCTCGTAATGGATCTTCACCCCTCGCGTGCTGCCTATGTAGGTGAGCGGGTATCGGGAGGGACGGGCGCCCCACTGGGCGCGGGTCACGAACTGCAAGGGCCCTCCTCGGGCATGAGAAAAGCCCCGGGCCATGAGGGCGCGGGGCGTTGAATGGGCGGGCGGTCTAGGCGAGCGCGGCCCAGAATCGATTACTGCCGTTCTCCATCGAGCTGAGGGTGAGCGACGCGGGCGCCGTTGCGGCGCCGGTCGCGTACGAGCCGAACCGGCGAACGGTGGTCAGACCGAAGACATTGGGCGGGGAGCCGAACGAGCTCTCGGCAACGAGCATCATCGGGCCGTCGCCCGTGCTGGTGTTGTACTGGAAGCGCCACGCGACGTAGTACAGGCCGGCGGCGGCAGAGTAGGCGGCGGTGAGCGGGACCGAGACGGTCGCCCCGCCCGCGTTGTGGACCTCGGCCGGTTCGGCGTTTGCGGTCGACAGGTCCGCGGTCTGCGCGACCCTGGTTCCGGCGGAGTTGTAGAGCGCGGCCCACGATCCCGTGGTGAGTCCGCCCGCGTATCCGCCGAAGTGCCACACGATTTTCGTCACGGACGCCGCCGACCGCAGGTAGACGGCAGTGACGCGGATCGGGCCCGATCCGGGGTAGAGCGGGGCGGAGTGCCCGACGGCAGGGTCGAATGCCCACGTGAGCAGACCGAAGTCGGACGCGCGCCACTCGCCCCCGCCGAGCGCGTCCACGTAGCTTTTCCGGGCGAGGTGGTTGTCGGCGGTCGGTGCCGCGCTCGACGAGGGAACGCTGCTGAACGTCTTCGATCCGGCGATCGTCTGGTTCCCGGTGAGCAGGACGGTGGTTCCGGCGGCCTCGGCGCTGACGTCGGCGGCGTTCAGCACGACGGCGCCGGTCTTGCCGTTGACGGACGCGACCGCGCCCGTGCCGCCAGCGCCGACAGTGAACGTCGTGCCGTCGGACTGCCGTACTTTAAGCGCCCCGCCCTCGGCGTACACCAGGGCCCCGGACGGGTGGCTGCTACTCGGGGCGGTGGCGGCGTTGGCCACGGCCAAGATTCCGTCATCGCCGGCGCCGTAGTTGGTGACCGAGCCGACGGTCAGGTTCTTGACCTTTGCAGCGGTGTTCGAGACGAGCTCGGCGCTCTTGTTGACGGCGGTGTACGCGGACTGATCGGCGTTGGAAGCCTTGAACACGTCGGCGCCGGTACCGGCGTAGACGACGTGCAGGGTTCCGTCGGTGCGGCTGTATCCGCCGTTATTGGCTACGGCGCCGACGTCGGCCGCGGCGAGGACGATGTCGGCGGCGCTCTTGCCGTTGACGGACTGGATGACGCCCGGGGCACCGGTCGCGCCGGCCGGCCCGGGGTCGCCCTTGTCGCCCTTGGGGCCGCGCAGGTTCCCGCGGGGAGTTCCCCAACCCGATCCGCCGTTCTGGTAGACGTCACCGGTATCGGTGCGCAGCAGCAAGTCGCCCGCCCTGGTGCCGGTGCTCGAGGTGCTGCCGTTGTTCACGTACCACGCGGCGCCGCGCACCTCGCCGCCGAGCTGCGCCCACGATCCGGTGGTGCGCTGCCAGGTGGTGACGGTCGTACTGGTCACGCCGAGCACGGTCGCCGTCTCGTACCTGATGTAGAGGTCGCCGTCGACGCCGAGGTCGGCGGCGGGCGGGGTGCTGCCGGTGTAGATCCGTGAGCCGGGGGCGCCGGCCGGTCCGGTGTCGCCCTTGGGGCCGGGTACGCCGACGTAGTTCGGTTTCGAGGGGTCGGTCGGCGCGATGTCGGCGAGGTCGACGAGAGGCTGCGCCTTGGGTAGCAGGATGTTGTACGTACGGCCGACGGGAATTCCGGCGAGCTGCTCGGCGACGATGTACGCCCACCCGGACGGGTCCATGTCGGGGGCGTCGGTCGCGGGCAGCGTGACCTCGATCGATCCCTGCGCGTCGAGCTGGGCGACGACGGGGCCGCCGAGGATCACGTCGGACTGCGGGAAAGTGAGCTGCGCGGGGGCGCGGAAGGTGACGGCGCCGGACAGGGGGCGACCGGAGGGGTCGAGGAACCGTCCGCGCACGGTGACACTCGGGATGTTCTCGGGCAGCACGAAAGAGGGCGCCTCCTTGTCAGTCGTCGATGGTGCGCAGTCCCGGCTCGTCGACGGCGGCCGGCGGACTGTCGGCGAACGACGCGGCCGGAACGCTGAGCGGGTCTTGTGCCGCTGCTGCTGTGGTGGCCGTGCGTGCGGGGGTGTCGGGCGCCTCGTCGGCGGTGAAGGTGTTCCGGGTGTAGGCCCGGTAGAGGCGTGTCTCGACGTTGACGCCGCTGTTCTTGGCGCGGTGGCTGACGTCCCACGTCACGGATTGCAGGAACTCGACGCCGTCGAGGGGCGCCTCGATCGTGCGCTGCGTCCACGTGTTCGCGGGGACGTCGTACTCGGCGAGGGTCCTCGCGCTGCCCCCGGAAGGCGTCATGATCACCTTCACCTGTCCGCCACCCGTGCCAGCGTAAGTGAACACGACGATCACGGCGACCGCGTTGTGTGCGGGGCTCGCGCCCCACCACGCGGTCTCATAGGCGGTGCCGGTATAGGACTGCCGCGCGGTCGGGTACAGGCCGATGGGTATCCAGGGGCGGCCGAGGAAGCGCTCGGAGAACGCGTCATCCATCACGATCACGTCGCGGTTGCCCTGGTCGCGGTTCCACATGCGGACCATCTGTCCGGCGCCGGCGGCATTCTCGTCGCCGACGGTGAGGGCGGCGGTGCCGTCCGTGGGGCGGGCGATGCCGACGGCCCAGTCACCCGCCGGGGTCTCGCCGGTCATGAAGATGCGGTTGCCGTTCGGCGCCATGGCGATCAACCGTCCGCCCTCGCCGATCACGACGTCGCCGTGCAGTACCTCATTCAGTGCGGGGCGCATCTGCGCCCGTCCGGTGAGCTCGCGCACCTGCCGTTCGAGGGCGCGGATACGGTCGAGCAGATCGAGCGGTACAGCAGCCACTAGGTAGCCTCCATGTAGAGCTTTGCGGTTTCGGGTCGGCCGCGCACGGGTGGGGAGATCGCGAGGCCGACGACGCGGTACCGCTCGTCGAGGCCCTCGGCGAACCAGTCGTCGCGGATGCGTACGCGGACCGTTGCCCCGAGCAAGGCCGGGGACAGAGGGACGCGGTCGAGTGCGACGGTGATCTCGGGAATGGTCCGCGGTCGGCGGGCGGCGGCCAGGTCCGCGACGGCGTGTGCGGCGAGGGTGGCCTGCTCGGTCACCGTGGAGTAGTCGGCGGTGCCGTCGAGGCGTGGCCAGCCGGCGGCGATGTCCTCGTCGGCGACAAGCACATCGGACAGCAGCGGCAGCGACTCGGCGGCTTGGTTGCGGTTGTCCGAGGCGCCCCTCGCCTGCCACGCGTTCGCCTGCACGCTCGCGTCGATCGGCCACCCGTACGACGTGATCGGCCCGGGGCGGTCGAGGACGATCTCGCTCGTTCCGGCCCTGATGACTGGCGAGCCGAGCTGCAACCGCTTGATGCGCCGGCCGCTGCCCGGGTCGCGGTACGACATGATGCGCCACTCGAATCCGTCCTCGACTGCGCTGAGTTGGTCGAGCAGCTCGCGTATGCGTGGCTGGTCATGACGGCGGTAGGTGCGATCCCGTAGGACGCCCGAGACTTCCGTGCCGAACTCGATGCCGATGTCGCCGCCTTCCACAGACTGTGCATAGGCGACCAGGCCGCGGGCGATGTCGAGCTGATCGGTGCCCTTTGCCTCTTGGGTGTGGAAGACGACCCGGTGGTCGAGGTAGCTCGCCCATCCGCCGGCACCGATCTGGAGACCGAGAAAGCCTCGGTCGTTGCTGGTGACGTTGGCGGTCCAGACGACGCCGCCCCACCAGATTTCGGGGCCGCGCTCGATCCACAGAGCGGTGCGACCCGGCTCGACTGCGGCACGGGCCCGCTGTGCGATCTGCCGGTTCGGGAGCGGGACGGTCACGTTCGCCGAGCCGGTCTTGCCGATGTAGTCGTCGAGCGATACGTCGGTGAGCGGCAGCGCGTCGAGGACTTGATCGGATCGCAGATCACAGAGCAGCGCCCGGTACATGGGGGCGGCCACGGTTCACCCCCTCTATGCGTCGAGCGGGTACTGCACTCCGGAGAGAGCGGCCCAAGTGGTCACGCCCGAGCTGCTGATGAGGCGCAGTTGTCCGCTGGTCTGGGCGTCGAGCTTGATGTCGACGCCGCCGGCCGCGATCGGCAGGGACGTGAGCGCGGCGGGGCGGCAGTTGGCGGGCAGCACCGCGGCGAGCAGGTTTCCCGAGTTGGGGATCGAGCCGGACGTCGCCCACGACACGCCGCCGCGGAGTTGCAGGAACGGAACGCCGGCGATCGTGATGCGCCGGTACCGCACGGTGCCCTGCGCATTGCCGTTATTGGTGAATCCGGAGGCGAGCGTTACGGCGGTCCACCCGACGGACGGTTCGAGGGGCTGCCACGCCGTACCGTCCCAGCGGTCGAGTCCGGCTCCGTTGTCGCGGTACTGGCCCGGGTAGGCGCCCGCGAACGACAGTCCCCAGCCGCGGGGGATGATCCCGCCGTACGCCGCGGTGTAGCGGCGGCGGTCGGCGAGCGCGCTTTCCCATGTGATCCCGCCGGTACCGGCCGAGGCGCCCGCTGGAACCGTGATGTCCCACAGGCGCAGACAGGCCGAGGGCAGGGTCGGCGGACTCGGCGTCGCGTTGGCGGCGCCTTGGACGATCTCGACGGCGACCGCGGTCTGCTCGCTCGTGTCGTACAGACCGTCGTAGACCTTGAGCACTACCGAGTCGATCCGCGTGTACTGCGCGTTCCCGTCGCCGACGGTGAGCGTCTCGGGCGAGGTCACGGCCACGGGATAGGCGCCCTGCGCGGTGGTGCCCTGGACCAGGGCGCGGCCGGTGCTGATCTGCACTTGCATGGCGGCGACGCCGGTCGCCTTGAGCGGGTCGCCGCCGGCGATCACGCCGTCGCGGGATGTCACGGCGGACTCGGGCGCCATGGTGCCGAGCGGTGCGAGGCGGGTGTCTTCTCTGGTCTGCCCGTTGGGCAGCAGCCATCCGGCGCGCACGGTCACGTCGGGGTGTCCTCCTTACCAGTAGGCAGAGCGCCACCGGAGCGAGCAGGCGGCGCGCGGGTCGCTCGATCCGGGGGCCGCGCGGAAGGTGAGCGAGGCGGCGCCGGGGGCGAGGGTGAACAGCGGCTCGGGCACGCTGCGGGCGGTCGCGGTGTAGAGGCGCGAGGCGGTGCGGTTGAGCGTGACCGTGCCGGCCGCGGTGTCGACGAGCAGCTCGTCGTCAGCGGCGAGGGCGATGTCGTATTCGAGGACGGCGCCCGTGCGCAGGTTGGTGATGGACGGAAGTTCGACGGGGCCCCGGAAGCGCACGAGGGGATGCGAGGGGGCGTCGCCGTCGTTGGTCGCGGTGACCGTGCCGGTACTGCCCGGGGTGCCGAATGCGAGCGGGTAGGTCAGTGCCTCGGGGCCGGGGTCGACGTGCCAGTTGAGGCCCGGCTCGGGCATCGGCAGGCGGGTCTCGGCCTGCTGCTCGACGAGGGCATAGCGGCGTGGGTCGGATGCCTCCCACTGGATCGCCGCTCCGGTGACGGTGCCGAGCGCGTAGCCCTTGCCGACGGGTATCGCGCGGCGCACCACACGGGCGTAGGCGAGCAGGGGGCCGCGCTCGTCGATCCACGCGACGAGCGGCTGCTCGTCGTCGCCGGGGGCGGTCGCGGTGTTCAGCGCGCGGACGGCGGCGCCGATGGTGCCGGACGGGGCGCGCACGACCATGTCGTCGAGCGTGATCGTGCGCGCCTGCGCGAGCAGGTGTCCGGGGTAGCTGCCGTGTCCGTCGGCGCGGTTGACGCTTCCGGAGTCGAGGGCGGGGAGTTCCTCCCACCCGGTCAGGGAGCGCCACCGGTAGGGGGTGCCGGGGCCGATGAGCAGCTCGTCGCCGAACTGGACGTGTCCGCGCTGGGTGACCTTGTCGCCGGCGGCCACGATCACCCCCTCTGCTTCATGTGCCAGGCGAGCGCGGCGGCGTTCTGCTCGGGGGTCTGCTCGCCGCCGTGCCAGTGCTCGATGTGGACCGAGGCGCCGCGCCCGCTCGGCCCGAACGCTGTTCCGCCCGCCCCGAAGGGGGCGGCGAGCTGCGGCAGGGCGGGGACGGCGGGCGGGGTGACGAGCCGGCGCATGGTGCGGTCGACGGCGTTCTGTCCGCCCTCGATGCCGCGGACCAGGCCAGCGGGAATCCAGCGGCCCACGTCGCGAGCCATGACGCGCGAGGGCGAGTTGATCCCGAGCGCCCGAGCGATCGGCCCGGGGATCATGTCCTTGGCCCAGCCGATCAGCTTGTCCTTGATCCACCCGCCCATGGACTTGATGCCGTTCCATAGGCCCCGGACTACGTCTTTGCCTTTGCCGAGCAGGAGTGAGCCGAGGGAGCCGACGGCGGAGACGAGGCGGCCGGGCAGTCCGCGCAGCCAGTCGACGGCGGCGAGCGCGAGCTGAACCTGACCGTCCTTGAAGCGGCGGAACGCGGCCGTCGCGACGTTCCAGAGTTTCGAGGCGAGGCTCGCCAGTGCCGAAACGATGCGCCCCGGGAGCCCGGCGACCCACTTGACGCCGTCCGAGCCGAGCGTGCGCACGGCGGACCAGGCGGACGAAAAGCCGGACTTGATCTTGTCCCAGTATTTGACGATCAGCCCGACCGCGATCCCGATCGGTCCGGTCAGGATCGCGAGCAGCGTCGGCCAGTTGGCCTTGACGAAGTCGATCACCCAACCGGCCGCGCCGACGATGCCGTCGAACGCCGCCTTCAAGATCCCCCAGGCGACCGATGCGGCCGTCTGGATGCCGGACCAGGCAGCTTGAACGATCTGCCGGAACGTTTCGCTCTTTTGGTAGGCGAGGACGACGCCGGCGACGAGAAGCGCGATCAGCCCGACAACGAGCACGATCGGGTTGGCGGCCATGACCGCGTTCCATGCGGCCTGCGTCGCTGCCCACGCGCGCGTGGCCGTGGCCGAGACGTTCTGCCACAGGGTCCACGCCTTGACCGCGAGCGTTACGGTCGTGATGACGGTCGCGAGGACCGTGAGGACCGGAGTCGGTACGGCCGAGATGACCTGCGCGAACACGGAGACGAGCAGGGCGGTTGTGCCGAGCAGCGGGCCGAGGGCGACGAGCAGGTCGAGGACGGCGCCGCCGAGGTTGCCGAGGGTCTGCGCCCCAGTGCGAGCGAGGTCGAGGAAGTTCGCGAACCCCTCGGAGTCGCCGAGGTTCTGCCCGAACTCCGCGAACCGCGCCGAGAGATCGGCGAGCCCGCCCGACATGCCGGTCGAGACGGGCAGGAACGCCGACAGGATGCCGGCGAACCCGATAGCGACGTTCTTGAGAACGTCGAGGAAGTTGGCGAGGTTCGGGCCGGCGGCCTCGCCCATGTCGGCGGCGAACCGCTTGAACGGCGCCGACTCGACGCCGGCGCGGACCTCGTCGAGGAAGTCGCCGAACGCCGCTGCCGCGCCCTTGACGAACGGGGTCAGGGTCGGCAGCAGGTCGCGCAGCAGCTCAATGCCCTTGGTGAAGACGGGCATTGTGGTGCTGCTGAGCGAGTCGGACCAGGACTTGACGTCCTCTTTCAGTCCGATGAACGACTCGGCCGTCGCCCGCGTCGCGGGCGGCATCTTGGCGAGCGCGTCTTGATACGCCTGCTGTGCGGCGGCGGCCTCTTCGCCGCCCTTGGCCGCGGCGTCCTGCGCCGCCGTGTACAGGTCGTAGGCCGAGGTGACCTGTTCGAGCTGCGGTCCGGCGGCGAGGGTGAACGCCTTGACCGCGGCCTGCGCGGCGACGGCGCCGGCGGCGAGTCCGCCGATCGCGACGCCGACCGCGGCGACCGCGGGCAGACCGACGCCGATTCCCGCAACGGCCTTGCCGACCAGGGCCAGGCGCCCCGAGGCACGCTCGGAGCCCTCGCCGACCTCGTCGCCGAGGGCGGCGCCCATCGCCGCGGACTCGGCGACGAACCGGCCGCGCAGATCGCGCAGCCTGCCATCCGTGCCGCGCTGCAAGTCGCGCAGCGCGCCCTCGGCCGAGGCGACACCCTGCCGGGCGCCGCTGTCGTCGAGGTCGATGAACCCGACGAGTTCGCCGATGGTGAGTGCCAAGGGAGCTCACCTCCCTTGGCCGCGCTATTCAGTTGTCAGTGATCGATAGACACTCCGGTGAGTCGTGCGATCTCTGAGGGGTCGGTCACGGCGCGGGGCGTGCGCTGCCACAGGCGGGCGAACGCACTCTCGGCGGGCAGTCCGCCGAGCAGGACGAGGAAACGACGGGTGGACAGGCGGGCGAGCTGTTCGGCGTCGAGGTGGTACTCGCGGGCGAGGTCGGACTCGACCGCGGCCCAGTGGCGGATTACCGCCTGCCAGAGCTCGCCGGCTGCTTCCCCTTCCCCTTGCTCTTGGCCCGGCGCTCGGCCCGGTTCGGTGCTGCTTTTCCCGTCGTGGCGCCCTCGCGCTCGTCGTACAGGCGGGCGGCCTCGGCCATGGAGACCGAGCCGGGGCGGCGGCAGTTGGCGGTCGACCAGACGAGGACGACGCCGAGCTGCCGGTCGGTCATGCCGCGCGCGGCCCACTCGTCGAGCGCGTCCGGGCCGAACAGCGAGGCGAGCATCTTGCGGATGTCGTTGGGGTCGGCGGAGTCCTTGAGCCGCTCCATTTGCAGGGTGAACAGCAGGGGGAGCGACGTCGGCAGGCGGTACTCGCGGCCGTACAGCTTGAGCGGCACCCCTTCGCGCTGCTCGGCCTGCTCGGAAAAGAACGCGTCGAAGTCGGCGACGTCGCTCTCGTGCTGTGCGACCAGGGCGCGGGCGTTGTCGGTCACGTCGTACCACCACCGGCGACCGGAGCCGTGCGCGGTTTGCCGCAGCGCGTGAACGTCGCGCCCCACGAGGTCTTGTCGTTCGTGCCGCCGGACTGCTCGCCCGGGGTCACGGTCGCGTCCCAGATGACCCATACGCTCTGCGTCTTGTGCCGCCACCGGATCTCGTTCTGGGAGTCGGCGCCGAGGCGGTAGGCCCATTCGTTGTCGATGTACGCCTGCCCGGGGTCGGGGGTGCCCGAGGTGACCTGCGCGTACAGGCCCTCTACCTCGATTATGGCGCCTCGCTGCATGACGTCCTGCGAGTAGTAGCCCTCGCTGTCGTTGGTCGTGGTGTCGGCCGTCTCTTCGTTCTCGGACTCATTGCGGTTCCAGCTCGTGAGCAGGCCGATCGGCAGCCACGTCTCGGTGGTCGCCTCGGCGTCGCGAACCTCGAAGATCCAGCCCCGTGCGTCAATCGGTCGCGACGCCAACGGGGTACCTCCTTAACTGCGGTGTGGGGTGGGGTTGGTGACGTCGACGGCGAGGTTCAGCACGTGCTCGTGTCTGCCGTTCGCGTCGGTGCCCATCGGGGCGGGAGTGGCACGGGCTGCGGCGAGGACCAACCACGGTCCATCGGCGGGGAGTTGGATTCCGGCGAGCCCGTGCAGTGCGCCGTAGATCGCCTCGCAGCGGCGGCGCGATACGCGCGGGTCGGCGGTGCCGCGCACGCGCACCTGCACAGAGCGGGTCTCGTAGCCGTTGCGTGCGTCCGGGGCGCCCGAGTCGTACAGCCAGAGGCCGACCGCCTCGGCCGGCTTGGGGGGAAGGGTCTCGATGAACGTGTCGCCCGCGACGCCGTCGGGGTCGTAGGTGAGCAGACCCTGCTCGTCGAGGTATCGGGCGAGCGCGTCGAGCAGGTCAGCGGCCACGCAGCGACCGCCGAAGCTGCGCGGCGATCAGCGCGGCGACCGTCGTCGCCTCGCTGGTCATCGGCCGTTCGAGGTACTTCGCGGACCGCCCGGGGGCGTGCCGGTATCCGAGTTCCTCATGCTGCCTGACCGCGTATTTCGTGTCGTAGGAGACGGCGGCCGTCAGGTCCTGCTCGTCGACCGACACGGTTCCGGACCGTTCGAGGGTCGCCTCGTCGATCGGCACGAGCTTTCGGGACTCGGCGAGGACGTGCTCGGCGCCAAGCAGCAGTCCGCGCAGCGCGCCCGCGCGGGTGCCGCGCAGCACGGCGTCGCCGTTGAGTCGGAGCCGGGAGCGCTGCGGACTCATTCGCACATCACCTCGCAGCAGGCGGGGACGGGGAGTCCCGGGGCGGTATGGCGGGCGACCGAGAGCGCGGTCGTGGTGCGGCCGGTCGGCAGGGTGAGACGGGAGCCGGCCGGGCAGTCGAGGTCCGGGGCGGCGATGACCTGAGCGGTCGAGGTCACCTCGCGGCCGTCGGCCGCGCGGACCTGGCGCACGGACTCGGCGACGAGCACGGGCACGTCGGCGACCGCGGGCCCGTACTGGGGGCCGTACGCGGAGTCGCCGAGGTACGGCTCGATGGTGATCCGGTGCCGCAGCAGAAACGCGGGCAGGCTCACCATGCGATCACCCGTCCCGGGGTGAGGCCGGCGCGGCGCAACGCGCGGTCGGCGCGCGGGGCGAGCTCGACGCCGGCCGTCGCCGACGAGCTCTTGCCGCGCCCGGACAGGGACACGGGGCCGATCGAGACGGAGTCCCAGACGCCGCTGGCCCCTGTGCCGTCGTCCCCCGTGGCGATCCAGTATTCGACCTGCGCACAGACGGCGTCGCTCAGTGCGGCGGCGACCGCCGGGTCGGTCGGGTCGCCGTCCTCGTCGACCGGGTAGACGGCTGTCAGCAGGGCCGAGTCGATGTCCTGACAGGCCCGTGCGATCATCCGCTCGGCGCCCGCGGGTGCGGGGGTGCCGAGCCATGCGGCGAGGGCCTCGGGGGTGGCGTAGGGCTGCCGCGCCACAGATCACCCCCTCTTGGTGCGGGCAGCAGAACGGCCCGTCGACTTGGTGTCGGACGGGCCGTCTGGCTCGGTGGCGGACTCGTCGTCCGGCGGGTCGTCGTCGAGGGGCTCGACGGTGTACCCGGCTCCCTGGCAGTACCCGATGATCGCCGGGTCGCTGGTGGTGGCGGTGCCGTCGACGAACGGCAGTCCGCCCGGACCCTCCCCGGTGAAGCCGGACACTGGGGCGGTGATGCGCACGGTCGTCACGGTCACCTCACGCGCTCTTGATGTTGCGGAACACGGCGGCGGCCTTGGTGGCCTTGAGCACGGGGGCCACCGGACCCATTTCGACCTCGCCGGTCTTGACGGCGCCCGCGCGGTCGAACTCCGGAAGCCACGTATTCACCAGCGGGGCGCCGCCCCCGACCGAGGCGCCGTGGAAGCCGTCGAGGCCGTAGCGGACCGCGTACAGGTCGCCGAGGCCGGTCACGTTGCCGCCGGTTCCGGCGCCGTCGGGGTCGCGGGTGACGAGGCCGATCACGTCGGTGTTGCTGCCGGCCTTGGTCTTGAGGTCGACGAGCGGGATTCCGTTGTACGCGGTGACCGGGCGGCCGAACGCGTCGGTTGTCTTGTCGATCTGGTCGCACCAGGCGGCGATCCGCTTGAACAGCGCGAGCGTCTTGCGGTTGCCGTAGATGACGTTGGGGGTGTCGTCCATGGCAGCGAGCCAGTTGTCGATGTGGGTCTGCGCGGCGAGCGCGGCGGCCTTGTCGTTGATCGCCGTCCAGTCGACGAATCCCGCGGCGACGCCGTTGCTCAGCGGCAGGTACTCGGTCGAGCTGCCAGTGAGGATCTTCGAGAGTCCGTCGAACCCGTTCGTCTCGACCGCCTTGTCGCCGTTGATCACGGCGTCGGCGAACCGGGCCCGCGATGCCTTGATGAGCTGCTGCATGTTGAGCGTGACGGCGCCCGAGGCGGCCGGACCGATACGGGCGATCACGCGGTCGATCTGGAAGCTACCGCCGAGTGGCACGAGGTCGACGGTGTAGCGCTGCGTCTGCACCTCGACGGGCGTGTACTCGGTGTTCAGCGCGCGGAAGTCGGCCGAGCGCTGGGTGATCAGGCGCCGGTACCCGTAGGTCAGGGTGTCGCCGCCAGTCGGGGAAACGACGTTGTCGAACGTCATCCGGTCGAGGATGTCCGAGCTCTTGCGGAACTCGTCGATCACGTTGACGTCGAGGTCGTCCTGCGCGTTGTTGCGCGCCTCGACGAGGGAGGTAGGCAAATCGGTTCTCCTGTGGTCAGGCGCCGCTCAGGCGGGCGGCGACGGCGTCGTGCAAGGTGGCGGCGCGGCGTTCGCCCGTGGGGGCGCCGTTGAACTCGGCGCCGCCTCGCACAGGGCCACTCGGGCCGGCGCGGTACAGATCGGGGTCGGCCTCTACGGCGGACTTGATCGCGTCGCCGAGCCGCTCGCCGAACTTGACGTCGTCCGGGTCGAGTTCGGCGAGCGCGGCGAGGAACGAGCGGGAGTTGAGCAGGCGGTCGGCGCGGGCGCCCTGCTCGCCGGCTGCCTTGTAGGCGGCGAGCTCGACGCGGGCCGAGCGCAGATCGGCGGCGGCCTGGCCGAGCTGCTTGTCGCGGTCGGCGACGGCGGCGGCGAGCGCGGCGGGGTCCTGCTCGCCCTGCTCGGCGTCGGCGTTGAGTGCCTTGTTCACCGCGTCGAGGGCGGCGCGCAGCTCGTCGCGCTCCGCGGTGAGGGCGGTCTCGCGCTGCTGCGCGGCGGCGGCCGGTCCCGGGGGCGGTGGGGTGGTCGCGTTGGAGTTGTCAGGATCGGGGTTCTGTTCGCCGGTCTGCGCGGGCGGGTCCATGTCGGGCATTCATGACTCCTCTGGGACGAGTGGCGATAGAGTCGGCGTTGTGACGACTCGACGGGTCCGGCGAAAGCCGGATAAAGAGGTGTTTTGGCGCGCCTACGAAAAGCGAATAGCTGCGCTCTTGGCCGCGCTCGATCCGAATGCTTCCGTCAGGCACGATGAGACAATCGTTGGCCACATCAGCGGGGTTCCACGGCAGATCGACGCGTTGGCCGAGGGGGCGATTGCCGGTCAAACGATGCGTGTTGTTGCCGAGACGAAGTGCCATACGCGCAAAGTCACTATCGAGATGATTGATGGGTTCGTCGGTAAGCTCCTCGATCTAGGGGCTGAGCGCGGGATCTTCTACTCGGCGTCGGGCTTCACCGACGGGGCGATCCGCAGAGCCAACAAGCAGAGGAACCCGCAGATTGGCCTCGAACGCATTGACGCGTCACCAGCTCCTGAATTCGCAGACGAAATGGCGTACATGGTGACCCGCCGCATTCCGAGGCGGCCCCCAGCGTCTTCCAATATGCGGATGGAACACGCCGTACGGTCTGACTTCGAGGTTCCGCTATTCGACGGTCCGGTCGTTGAGACGTACGAGGAATTTTTGCGCGGTGACGGATTCCTCTACATCGACGGATGAAGCAGTTCCCGAGATTTGGCATAGCCGCGGACCCATGCGGCACGCAGTAGTACCTCGCGGTCGCTGCGGCCCTTGTGGGGGCAGGCTGTCGGCGGGCGGCCCGAGCGTGCCGCGGCGCGGCCGGCTTCCTGCGCCCGCACGGCGGACTCGCGGATGGTCACGGACACCCCCTGTCAGAACTTGCGGCGTTGGTCTTCGCGCGCGTGGCGGGCGGTCTCCGCAGCATCGCTGCGGACGCCGGTTACCTGCTCGGTGAACTCGGCGAGCGTGACTCGGGGGCTCACCTCTTCCCAGAACCTGATCAAGTCCTCGGACGCGCGGGCGTACGCCACGTGCGCGGGGCCGGAAAACAGGCTGTAGGGGTCGATGCCGGCGGCCTCGGCCCGGCGGTTGAGCATGTTCCCGCGGGTGTAGTCTTCGGCGGCGAGCACTTGCAGGTGAACGTGTTCGCGGTACATCTCGCGTATCTCCTCGCGGGTGTACGCAATCTGTGCCTCGCGGTCGGCGAGCTCCCGCTCGTATGCCCAGCGTTCCGAGGCGGACATGTGCTCGGTGCCGTCCGGGCCGACGGTGATGTCGGCGCCGTAGGCGCCCCACTCGTCGGGGTCCGCGGGCTGCGGGTGATCGAGCGGCACGGGCCGCAGGGCCTCGTCGAGGGCGGCCCGGTTGGCGAGGTAGTCGCCGACGGTCGCGCCCGCGGCCATGGCGGGCGGGGTGATGGGGTACCGGCGGTCGAACTCGGCGGCGATCCGGGCGGCCTCGTCGGGGCGCGCGTAGCGGACCGCCCACGCGAGCACCTCGTCGCCGAACGGTGAGAGATCAGCGGCGAGTTGTCCGCCAGGGAAGACTGCGGCGAGCAGTTGCCGGCGGTCGGCCTCGGCGGCGAGCGCGGCGAACTCGGCTGCTTCGGTGGCGATCCGGGCGCGGTGGGCGAGCTGCTCGTCGGACAGCCCGACAAGGTCGGAGCGGACCTCGGGCAGCGTGGCGGCGACGTCGCGCCGGTCCATCTCCGCCATGACGCGCAGCACCTGCTCGTCGTCGAGGTGATCGAGGACGCGGGCGAGCTCGCGGTCAGAGAACGCGGTCAGGTCGTCGGCGAGGACTCCGCCGGGGCGGATGCGGTCGAGCAGTGCCTGCTCGTCGCGCTGGTCGAGCTCGGCCTCGGCCCGGTCTCGGTCGCCCTGGCCGAGGACGCCGGATCGGAACGCGGCGGCGAACTGCTCGTCGCTCATCTCGCCCGGGGTGCGCTCGTCGCCCGCGCGCAGCCGCGCGGCCTCGATGGCGTCGGCGGGCGGGGCGGGCCGACCCGCGGGGAGGTTCCCAGCGCCGATGGCCTCGCGCTCGCGCTTGCGGCGCAGCTCGGGGTGTGCGGCGAGATGCTCGCGCATCTTCTGCTGCCACCCGCGCACGCGTGCCTCGGCCTGCCGCTTGGCGGACGGGTCGACCGCAGCGGCGGCGCGCACCTTCCATTTCCTGATGGCGCGCTCGATCGCCCTCTGCCGCTGTGATGCTTCGTACCCGTCGGGGTCCTGCGCTTGCTCGACGGGGAGCACGGTCACGCCGGGCAGGAACGCCGAGACGCTGTGGCGGCAGTTGGGGTGCTGCAACCCCTGCCGTCGCGCCTCGTCAAGCGATCCGGCGACGCGGATGCGGACCGTGCGGCCGTCGTCGATCGCGTGCTCGGCCTCGATCGTCCGGGCGCCGTCGGGCCCATCGAGCGCGAGGATCTTCCCTTCCCAGGGAGCGCAGAGCGGGCACTCGTGCGGGGCGTCGGAGACGACGACGAGCTCGAGGTCGGCGGCGCGCAGCCGGTCGGCGTGCGCCTCGACGGCGGCGCGGCCCGTGCTAGTACGCACGGCCATCTCGGCATAGGTGGTCATCGACCACGTGCGGCCGGCCTTGTCGGTGAACGAGCCGATCCCGCGGTCGGTGAACTGCTGCACCGCGCGCTGCGTCGCCTGCCGACGGGTGTCGATGCCGAGCAGTGGAGTACCAGAGACGGCGGCGACCACGCGCCGGTAAATGTCCTCGACCGCCCGCAGAATCCCGCGGTGCGTCGCGGTGACAAGCTGCACGGTCTCGGCGGCGAGCCGGTCGACAGCCCTCGTGTTCGGGGTGACCTCGGCGGCGCGGCGGGCGTCGGCGTCGGACAGGGCGCCGAGTTCGGCGAGCCCGGCCCGGGCCCCGATGTTGTACGCCTCGGCAACCGCGTCGAACACTTCGAGTTGCATCGCCGACGCGAGCGCGTCGACAACGGCCTGCGCCGCGCGCCGCAACGGCTGCACCGCGGCGAGCTTGGCCGCAGCCCACCCCGGGGCATCGAACCCGTCGGCGAGCTGCCGCGCCGTGATCTCCAGCAGCCGCAGCTCGGCGTCGGCGTAGAGATCGCGTACGCCGGCCGAGAGATCCTCGGCCATTCCGGGGTGGATCGGCACGGCGCCCCCTATCGCGTGGTCAGACGAGGGCGCCGGCCTGCATGGGGTCCGGTACGGTGCGGCCGGACTCGGCGAGGATGCGGTCGACCTCCTCGCGCACTGCGGTCTCGTCCCAATCCGGGTGCAGCGCGCGCACCTTGGTCTCGGTGCTGACGGCCTCGGCCTGAGACAGCAGGGCGAGGGTCTGTGCAGTGCTGGACGGGTCCTCGCTTACGGCGGGGGCGAACTCGACCTGGGGTCGCTCGACGACAAGGCTTGGGGTGAACAGGGCCCGGTCGAGCATGAGCAGGACGTGCAGCATGTCGGCGACGGCGGGTGCCCAATAGCGCACCTTCTTGTCGCGGGTGGTCATGCTGCGCCGCTCGCGCGCCTTGACCTCGGTCGCGGTGACGGCGACCTGATCGCCGAGCCCGAACGTCTGCGCCGAGTAGCCAGCGCTGCGCACCGCTTGCCGGGTGATTGCCTCGGCCGTCTGCGCGTGCTCGGCGACCCTGATCTCGAACTGCGACAGCGTGATACCGCCCCCCTCGGTCGGGGGGATGTTCAAGAGCTGCCAGATTTCGCGGTCGTCGTCGAAGCTCGCGCCGCGGCCCGGCCCGTGATCGCGCAGATACCCGTCGGGCACGAGCAGCCGCGCGCGGGCGAGCCGCAGGTCACGAATCCAGCTCGACCATGTCGTGTCGAGTGCGTCGAACAGGTCATACAACGGAGCGCCGAAGTCCGACCGCCCGAACGGTGAGCCGCGGTGGCGCCTGTTCGGGCGGATGTTGGGGACATAGGCGGCGGTGAGCAGATCGATACCAGTCTCGATCGAGTCGCCCTCGCGGCCGAGCGAGTCGGCGAGGGCGGCGACCTCGGGGTGCTCGGTGAGCGGCACGCGTACGCCGAGCCGGTCGGGACTGCCCTGGTAGAGCGCGTGCTCGACGCGGCCCGGGGAGTGCCGTTCGAGGTGGCGCCATACGGTGGCGGAGTCCGAGGCGAGCTCATGCCAGAACGTCACCGCAGCGAGTCGGCCCCAGCGCCATTCGGGCACGGCGGCGTCGGCGTGCACGACGGTGAGCAGCGGCCGGTCGGCGAGCGCGCGATCCCAGGTAACCCGCATGTAGACGCCGCCGAGAGCGGACGCGACCTCGGCGGCCTCGATCAGGGTGTTCGCGATGCCGTCGGCGTCGGCGATCTCGTCGAGCCGGTCCTGCGCCGCGGTGTCGGCGACGGTGAACGTCGGCGGTTCCGAAAACAGCAGGTCCGCGCTCGCGGTCGCGATGTCGCCAGCGAGCGGGATGTGCAGGCGGGTGTCGCGCTTGCCCGGGTGCACGTTGCGGTCGCGCGCCCACAGCCGGCGCCGCCCGTCCTTGCGCAGGACGTTGTCGCGATAGACCGCGGCGAGTTTGTCGTGATCGCCGCTGTACCACGCATCATCGACCCGTATCTCGGCGTACAGCTTGGCCAGTTCAGGCGGCGGCCAAGGGGCGCCGTTGGCAGGCAGGGGCACGCGTCACCCCCTGTCTGTCGCGTCGGGTCGGCTTGCGTTCGGCGCAGCACGTCCGGCAGTTGCGGGCGCCGCTCGGGGTGACGTAGGTGTTCGCGGCGTCGAACCGGTGGCCACGTACGCAATGCGTGCGCCTCGCGTTGCGGGCGGTCGGCCCGGTGCCGCGCAGCGCCTCGTACGCGACGCGGTGCGCGTGCAGCGGGCGCCGGTTGATCCGAACCTGCCCGTAGCCGTTGGGCTTGACGTGCCCGGTCCACTCCCAGCAGCCGCCCTCGGCGTCGCGGATCTTGTCGAGGAACCGGTCGGTCCAATCACGCATGGTGCGCCCCCTTGGGCATGGCAAAGCCCCGGGGCCCCAGCGGGGCGCGGCCGGGGCAGAGGTGGATCGCTTACGCGGCGGTGGTGAGCAGCCCTCGCCACTCGTGCGCGGTGGAATGAATCACGTAGCGGGCGGCATCGACGCTGTGGTCGTCCTTCTTGACGGGCTTGTCCTCGCCGCGGGCCGCCGCTGTCTCGTCCCACACGTATGCGGGCAGCTCGGCGAGCAGCCCCTCGCACGAGCGATGGATGCGCAGCAGCCCGGAGTCGAGGGCGACGGACACGGAACGGATGCCGTCGAGGACGTTGTTACTGGCCCGGGTCACGCCCGGGTGTCCGTCGCTCCACAACTGCACGAGGAAGGAAGCGGCCGACGGGTCAACGAACGTCCACTCGGGGACGACGTCGAGCTCGTCGAGCCAGTCGCGCACGGCACGGGAGTACGCGGCGTCGGTCATCTGCCGGTGTGCGGCGCGCGCGTCGTGGCGCCACTCGCTCACGGCGTACAGCCGGTCGTCGACGCCGAGGCCGAGCAGGATCGCCGAGAACGGATTGCTCGTGCCGTAGTCGATGCCGAGCCAGTACCGACGCATCGCCGGCAGCTCGTCGACGACGTGCCGCTGCTCGTCGTACGCGTCGTAGATCGAGCCCTCGGCGACGACCCACTCGCCCAGGATCATGCGGCGGCGCCACAAGCCGGTGAACTCCGCGGCGAGCGAGGCGACATACGCCTCGGAAAGACTCGGGTTGTCGGCGAGCTGAAAGTGAAAGTCGACGAGGTCGAGCTCGTGCGCGCGGTCGAGGTACTCGGTCCGCAGCCAGTGCTTAGGCGAGTCGGGGTTCGTGGTCCCGATCAGCATCGCGCCCGGAACCGAGAGCCGGGCGAGCAACTGCCGAAAGAACGCTTCCGGCAGCAGCGTGACCTCGTCGCAGTAGGCGAGCGAGGCGGTCATGCCACGCAGCCGTCCCTCGGCCCGTGCGTCCGAGGCGCCGACGAGGTGCACAACCCGCCCCATGATCACGGCGGTTGTGGCGCCGCGGGTGTGGTGCACCTCGGCGGCGACGTCGCCGAACAGCAGGGGGTCGGCGAGGACGTCGAGGCAGTTGCGCTCGATCGTCTGCAAGCTGCGCCCGACGATGACGACGAGCCCCGAGGCGGGCGCGCGGCGCAGTGCGAGCAGGAAGCGCACAAGGCTCGCGATGGTCTTTCCCGACCGGACGCTGCCATGCCAGATGTTGATACGGCGGGTGGCGTGGCGGATCGAGTCGAGCTGCTTGTCGGAGAGCGGCAGGGGGCCAGTCATCACACCCCCTCGCGGTCACCTCCCGCACTCCCGAGCAGGGCGTCGGCGAGGCGGTCGAGCATCGAGGCGCCACTGCTCCCTGTGCCGGTGTGGCGGGCGAGCTCGGCAACGCGGGCGTGCACCTCGGTAAGGGCGCGGGCGGCGGTGGCGTGGTCGCGGGCGTCGCGGGCGGACTCGGCCGCGGTGGTCTTGGCGACCTGTCCGAGGGCGCCGTCGAGGGCCTCGTCGGCGAGCTGCTCGCGCCGTGCGGCGGCGTCTGCCCGGTGTGCCTCGGTAGCCGCGGCGACGCGGGCGCCGCCGGCGAAGGTGAGGCCGAGCTCGTTCGCGATCTTGGAGACGGTGGCGGCGCCGCGCCCGATCTCCCGGGCGATGGCATTACGGGACTTGCCCTCGGCGTGCAGGCGGCGAACGGCCTCGCGGTCGCGGTCGGTGATCGGCTCGGCCATGCGCTCACCTCCCAAGGGGGACATGCGAACGCCCCGCCGCAGGGGGCAGTGCGGCGGGGCGGACGAGTGAGGGGCCAGAGATTCCAGGCACGCCGGAGGCGCCACCAACATTAGATCACGGAACGATAACGGTGCAAGTGATCTCTTGCTGTGAGCTGCGCGAGGGGCGGTCCGCGCTGCGTCACGGCGGAATAACGTTGTTACCGCACCCCAGGTGATGCAACATCCCGACCCCTCACAGCAGGCCGGCGAGCTTGGCTGCGACCGCGACGCCGAGGCCGGCGAAGCCGAGGGTGATCGCGGCGAGCACTCCTGTGCCCATGACGACGACGAGCCGCAATGTTCCGTCGCCACTTTTCAAAGATTCGCCGATCAGTCGAATTAGTCGCTTCCACATTTAGAGCTCCCTGCCTCGCAAAGTTTGACCGTGACTACAGACCTAAAGAGTTACTTAGCGAAACTAAATAAATCCAGGCCGAGTGGGATCGCTGCTGCGATTCCTGGTTCGAGGTTGCCGCGTAACGGCCGTGCGTACAGGGAGCTTTGACGCTTCGTTACCCAAACGAGATGGGCCCCGGGGAATGCGCCCGGGGCCCTACCTGCGGTGCCGCTACGCTGCCCGTTCTGCCGCCCGAGTCGGCTCGGCCTCGGCCAGTGCGGCGACCAGGGCGACGAGGTCACCCCACCCCCATACGCGCCGTCCCTGCTCGTCGAGTGGCACGGGCGCGGTGCACTCGCGGCCGGTCGAGCAGGTCACCATCGGTGCGGTGTCCGGTGCGGTGTGCAGTTCGAGGTCGCCGCCGCACCACGGGCATGCCCGATCCGGTACCGGAGTGCTGCGCGCGTCGAGGCCGAGTGTCCGCAGCAGGCGCCCCTCGGCGATCCGCGCAGTGCGCCGTGCCTCGTGCAGCAGGTGCTCGGGCAGGGGAGCGAACGGGGGCGCGGCGAGTATGCCGTCGAGCTGCTGCTCGGGGGTGGTGTCCTCGTCGAGCACGCGTCCCTCGATCCACACGCACGCGAAGTGCAGACCGTGCGCCCGGCTGCCGTGCGCGTGCCGGGCGTCGGCGGCGCCCGGGTCGGCGAACTCCCAACGCCGCGGGTCGCGATGCGCCCCCGGCTCGCCGCACTGGACAGCGGCGGCGAGGGTGTCGGCGAGGCCGAAGATCATCCGCTCGATGGCGAGGCCGGTGTCGAGTGCGTCGAGGTTGGCCGGCGCGGGGTGCTCGCGCAGCACGAGCGGGGCGCGGTCGACGACGTCGAGCTGCTCATCGTCAACGGCGCGCAGCGTGTGCGCGAGCTGCCGAGGGGGCCACACATCGGCGGGCGGGGTGTCGACGGCGAGCAGCAGCTCGCCCCACTGTTCACGGATCGTGCGCAGGGCCGCGACCGTCTCGTGAGCGGCGACTGCTCGGTTCATCGGCTGTTCTCCTCGTCGTCCTGCTCGACCTCGTCCTCGCCCGTGCACGCGCGCCGGATGTCCTCGACGAGCTGCTGCTCGCTATCCGCCACGATGGCGGCGAGCTTGTCGGCGACCCGCTCGACGCGGGCGAGGCGCGCGGCGTACCGGTCGCGGTCGGCCTCGGTCTCGACGAGGCACTCGTCGGCGGCGGCGAGGGTGCGGTGCAGCCGCATCGCGGCGACCTGCTGTCCGCCGGCGCTGCGCCGGAACGTGTCGCACTCGGCGACCTCGGCCTCGATGTGGCCGCGCAGCGCGGCGGAGTCCTCGGGCGTGAGCACTCCGCGGTCGGCGCGGGCGAGCAGCAGGCGGAGCCCCTCGCGGCGGGCGGTGCGCTCGGCCTCGCGCAACTCACGACGCCCACGGCGGGAGTCGCTACGGGTACGGGTGCGGGTGTTCATCGGTCCCCCTCGTTCAGTGCGGTGCAGGTGGTGCAGTCGGGCGGGCAGGCGCCGCGGGTGTCGGCCGGATGCCGTCTCAGGGGCCCGGGGTCTCGTCGGCAGGCGAGGCGGCCGAGCGGCAGACCCGAGGCGACGACGAGCAGCACGACGAGCGCGGCGACGACGCCGGGGGTCATGGGGTCGGGTCTCCCTTCGTACGGGCACGGCGGGTAAGGCGAGCGAGCAGGCGCCGAGCGCGCGGCTCCCGCGCGCGAGGCGCGACCGGTCGCGCGTGCCGGGTGGTGGTGATCTCCCATCCGTCCGCGGCGAGGCGGTCGGTGAGGGTCTGTGCGGTGAGCGCGGCGAGGTGGGGGTGCACGTCGAGCTCGTCGGTCAGGTGGGCGGCGATGAAGGCGCGCGCGGCGGCGGGGGTCATCGGTGCTGTCCTCCGGTGGTGTGGCGGGCGCGGCTCGCGCGCGGGGCGGGTGGCTGGCACATGAGGCGGGCGAGGCGGACCTGCTCGGCCTCGTCGCGCTCGTCCTGCGTGCCGAGTTGGGCGACTACGGCCTCGATGCGGGAGGGGTGTACGCCGCTGATCTCCCTGTGTCGGCGGTAGCCGCTGCGGCAGCGCTTGCCGATTTCGGCGCGGCAGTGCGGGCACTTGGCGCCGAGCGGGTCGGGCAGTCCCTCGGCGACGAGGGCATCGCGCTGTGCCTGTGCCGGCCGGAAGGGGGCGAGTTCGCGTGCGACGTGCTCGGGCATGTACCGGCGCGGCCCGGTGCCGACACCCGCGACCAGGGCGGCGAGACGTTCCTGCCCGGCGGGGTTGATCTCGGCCCGGTACTGGGCGGGCGGGGTGTGTCCGGTCGCGACCGCGGCCCGGGTGCCGAGCAGTTCCTCGCGCCACGCTGCCGGGTCGTCGGGGTCGGCGGACGGTACGGGGTCGGTGTGCCGGTTCATGAGCTCGGCGCGGTGCGGCGCCCATGCGGCGAGTACGTCGTGCGGCTCGACGGGCCGGTACTGCGCGGACCGGTCGGCGCCGCGCTGCTCGTAGTAGCGGCGCACGGCCTGCGAGGCGTCCCAACCGGTGTCGGGCAGGGTGGCCGGGACGTCGGCGAGCGCGTCGGTCCAGTCGGCGATGGTGCGGGCGGACTGCTGCGGATCGGCGAGTGTGCGGCGCACGCGGGAGTCGAGGCGGCCGGCGAACGCCAACAGGGCGGCGATGTGGCTGTCGATCACGGGGTGCCCTCCTTCTGGGCTTGCAGCAGTGCGAGGCCGGCGGCGAGGTTGTCGGTGTATGCGGCAGGGTTCGCGGTGCGCAGGGGGACGACGTTCGGACCGGGACGGGCGGACGGCGCGCGGTCGAGGTCGCCCCAGACCTTGAGCCAGTAGCGGGCGGACTTGGCCTCGCTGCCGGGGGTGGTGCGGCGGGCGGCGAGCTCGACGAGAGCCTCGACACCGTGCGCCTGCACGAGCCGGTAGGTGTCGCGCTGTTCGCCGAGACCGAGCGACCAGCGGACCGGGATTCCAGCGGCGGCGAGCGCGTCGCCGAGCGGGTGCAGTTCGGGAATCAGCGGCGACCGGCTCGCGCGCGGCTGCTGCTGTGCTTCCTGTTGTGTTCTGTTGCTTAGGTTCTGGAGGCCGATTTCCGGCCCCCCTCGGGCCGGTTTCCGGTCCCCCTCCAGGCCGGTTTCCGGCCCCCCGGGGGCCGATCCTCGACCCGGGCCGAAATCTGACCCGGGCCGACTTTCGGCCCCCTCAAACCCGCTCGCATCGGGCACGGCGCCGACGAGGGGGAGGCGGTAGACGGTCTCGCCGGCCGGACCCGTGGCGCCCTCGACGACGGCGAGCTCGCCGGACGCGAGCAGCGCGTCGACGGACTTCCGCACGGTCGAGCGAGCCGCCCGGGTGCGCCGCACGAGCATCGCGGTACCGGCGTAGGCGACGCCGTCAGCGTTGGCCACGTGGGCGATGGCGAGCAGCACCGTACGGGCGTTGCCCGTGGCGGCGGACTGGTCCCATACCCAATCCGTTGCGGTGCGGCTCAACTGTCCTTCTCCTTATGGGTGTTGGCGATCCGGGCGGTTCGGGCCGCCCGGCGAGGGCGGCGGGTGTGTGGGCGGGGCAGCGGTGGCCGGTGAGGTAGTGGCGGACGCCGTCGACGGCGCGGCAGTAGCGGCGGGCGGCGCCGTCCCAGTGGCCGCAGATCATGCGGCGAGCAGCAGGCCGGCACGGTCGAGCAGCAGCCGCAGCGCGGCCTCGGCCTGCCGGACGACGACGCCGTTCCCGAGGGCCCGCAACTGCGCGTTGCGGCCGAGGCCTGGAACGCCGGTCACGTGTCCGGCGTCGAGTCCGTGCATCCACTCGACGAACGGCGGGTCGAGGCGACCGCGATCGTCAACTGCCCGGGGAGCAGGCCGGGTGAGCCGCTCCCACCGTTCGACGGCGCCGCGGTAGATCCCCCAGTCGAGGGGAGCATCGTCACCAGCAGCGGTAGGGGTGGCGCCCCAATCCCGTTCCGGTGCTTGGCTCGCATCCGCTCGCGCCGCGCCCGCCAGACTTCCGGCGCCTTCCCGTCGTCGTGACCGGACGCCGAGGGCGTCGGCAGAAGGTGCTCGACCTCGTCGGCGAGCGTCGGCCCATGACCACCCGCGCGGCGCTTGTCCGGGTGCTGCGAGCCCCCGTTCGACCCCAGGTTCGAAGTCGGGGTTTTCAGCAGCGGGCCACGCGATGACGAACACCCGCTCGCGGCGGTGGGGAGCGCCGATCTCCGACGCGCGTACGCACGCCCACTCCGCATCGAACCCGAGGCGGGCCAAGTCTGCGAGTACAGCGCCGAGTGCCCGCAGAGCAGGCTTACCGCTTCCGTCTCCCACGCACCACGGGCACGGTTCCATGTCGCTATGGGCCGGAGCCGAGAGAAGTCCGCGGACATTCTCGATCACCACCAACGAGGGACGTAGGGACTGGATAGCGCGGGCGACGTGCAGCCACAGACCGGACCGGGTACCGGCAGCGATGCCGGCGCCGAGGCCGGCCTCGCTTACGTCCTGGCACGGGAAACCTGTGGTGAGCACGTCGGGCCGCTCGACCAGGGCGAAGTCAACGGCGGTCAGATCGCCGAGGCTCGGCACCTCGGGCCAGTGGTGCGCGAGGATCGCCGCGGCGTTCGCGTCGTTCTCGACGTGCCACGCCACCGACCCCCCGAACACCTGCTGCACCGCGATGTCGAGACCGCCGTAACCCGAGCACAGAGACCCGATGCGCGGGCCGTCGGCGCCCATCAGGAACCGTCCGCGGCGCCGCCCGGCTCGGTGGCCTCGGGCCACCCGGCGAACTCCGCCGGGACGTCCTCGACCGTGGCGTGCTGCTCGTCGGCGGGTGCCTGCTCGACGACCTCGCCCTCGATGTAGTCCGGCGGGGTGTCGAGCCCCTCGGGCGACAGGTCGCGCCGCACTCCCTCGTCGTGGGCGACGGCGCGGGCGAGCTCGGGTGACTTGGGCAGCAGCTTGAAGAGCTGCCGGATCACGGTCTTACGGGCCATCGCGTCGTAGTCCGTCGACCACGGGCCCGAGTCGCGCGACTTGCTGCGCTGGCGGATCACCTCGACGTCCTCGACGCTCATCACCACGAACGCCGAGCCGCCGTTCGCCATCTTCGCGACGGCGTAATAGTCGGTCGGGCGCCCGCGGTCGGACCGGGCCGGCTTGTGCCGCAGGACCGGGTCGAGGCCGTATTCGAACTCGAAGTCGTCGTTCTCGTAGACCGTGTGGGCGGCGAGCCCTGCGGCGGCCGGGTGCTGCCAGAACAGGCGGATCATGCCCTGATAGCCGATGACGAGCTGAACCTCGTAGGCGCGGACACGCTTGTTCCAGAAGGGCAGCAGGTACGCCTCGCCCAGCGCCCCGCCCGGTTCGAGGCCGAGCTGCGCGCAGGTCATCAGCGCGCCGCCGAACGACTCTTGTGTGCACTCGGCGAGGTGCTCGACCCTGCGCAGCTCGGTAAGGGCGATACGCGCGATGCGCTCGGGGTTGGCGACGTGCGCAGGCAGCGCGCGGGCGATCTCGCCGCGCATCGACTGCACGAACTGCACGAGGTTGGGCTGCTGTGCGACGGCGCCGCGAGTGGTCTGGCGGGCGGGCGGGTGGCTGCGGCGGGCGGCGACGCGCTCGGCAAGGTTGGTGCTCACGCTGCGGTGCTCTCCTTCGGGACGACGAGGCGTCGGGCGCGGTGCGCCCGGAACTCGTCGGGGTGCTCGGCGGCGAGGCGCTTCGTATCGAGCGCGTCGACGCTGTGCGTGTACTGGGCGGCGAGCTCGGGGTGAGCGGCGGCGAACCGTTTCGCTGCGAGCGGCCCGTTCTGCTTCCACGTGAAGGCGACGCGGCCCTGAACCTTGACGATCTCGGCCTCGCCGGCAACTTCTTTCAGGCGGTTGTCGACCTCGCGCAGCTCGTCGGCCGTACGCTGCTCGCGTGCCTTGAGCTCGCGGCGGCGTTCCAGCAGCGGCAGCACCTCGGCCGGATCGGCGACGGTCACCGCGTCGGCCTTGACCTCGTAGAGGTGGCCGAGCAGTTCCTCGGTCGCCTCGGAACCGTCCACGGGCGGCGGCGTGCGGTCGAGCACGCGCTGCCAGAACTCGCCGACCAGGGCGACGAGGTGCTCGACGAGCTGCTCGTCACGCTCGACCCGGTGAATGACCAGACGGTTCCCGCCGAGCAGCGCGGCGACGTGCGCGTGCGAGTAGCCGGTGACGGCGAGGTACCAGTGCGTTTGCAGCGCTGGCCCGTCCGGCACGCCGAGCAGCCACTCGTCGAGCTGGAACGCGGAGCGCGTCTTGATCTCCAGCAGGCTCGACGGCATCCGCTCGCCCTGCTCGATCACGTAGCGGTCGACGTTCGCCAGCATCCAACGGCGCTCGACGTGGGCGAGCATCCCCGGGCCCTCGACGACGCCGAGACCGGTTCGCTCGGCGAACACGCGGGCGATGGTCGGCTCGTGCTGGTGCCCCCAGAACGCCGCTTCTTCCAGCTCGGGGGAGCGTGGCACGTCGCCGAGCTCGCCCGTCTTGTCGAGGTACAGCTCTAGCGGCGAGGTGTACTTGCTCATCCCGAGGACGGCGGCGACGTCCGAGCCGCCGATGCCCGTACGGCGCGCGGCGAGCCACTGGTCGCGGTCGAGTCCGGGCGGGGCGACGACGACGCCGGTCGGCGTCACGGTCGCCGCGGGTGCGGTCGTCACTGCTCGCCCCCGACGTACCGGGCGTAAACGCGGTGCTCGGTGCGTCCGCCCTCGGTGACCGTGCGGGCGACCGCCTCGAACGATCCCGCGGGGGCGTAGGCCGGCAGTCGAGCGTCGCGGATCGCCTGAGCGGCAGAGGCGGCTCGCGGCAGCGTGTCGGGCTTCCGCACGACGCCCCACACCTTCGGGTGCGCTCGCAGCTCGCGGGCGATCCGGGCGTGCTTGGTGTTGCGCTGCTTCGGCGGCGGACCGACGAACTCGACGTGACTCACGCTCTGTTCTCTCCTCACGCTGCGGACTGCTGCTCGGCGCGCTCTGCGCGTGCCCGGTGGATGTGGGGGGCGAGGACTCGACGGACGAGGTCGATCTGCTCGGGGGTCGGTTCGCCGTCGTCGCTTGCCTCGGTCGGCGGTATCGGCGTCTGTGGTGTGGTCACGGCTCCCCCTCCGGTGTGTTCCACAAGTCGAACAGTCAAGGGTGCAAAGCACAGGAAAGCGCCCGCTCGACTGTTGCACATCTCGAACACCCGTAACCGTAAGAGGGTCGAAACGGCACGTCAACGCAGTTCCAGGTGTGCGAACTGCGGTGATCGCTGGTTAGATGAGAATGTTCGAGTTCTGCAACAAGAACGGAGATGAGAGCGTGTCGGATGCCGGCACCCCTCGCCCCAAGGGCACGCCCTTTCGGAAGGGGACCCCGTTCGGGGACCTGCTTCGGAAGTGCAGGGAAGAGACGGGGCTCTCGTACCGCGAGCTCGCAGAGCGCGCCATCGATCCTGAGACGGGCGCCACAGTGGGGTATACGACCCTGCATCGGATCGCCCACGACAAGCCGATCATGGTCGAGCCGGGGGTCATCGGGGCCGTGGCCAAGGCCCTCGGTCGTCCCGAGCGCGAGGTGCGCATCGCCGCCTCGCAGCAGTATTGCGGCCTCGTCACCGATGATCCGTTCGGTGCCAGTACCGACGAAACGACCGTCGTCGTCGTGCATGCCCCCGGCATGGGGCGCGAGGACATGCCCAAGGTCGAGGAACTGCTGAGGCGGTACGCCGCTGGCGAGCTACCCCAGGAACTTACCGAGGGTGGCCAAGCGTCGAACTAGTGCGATCACTCCGAGTGGTACGCGCGTGACCTGCGGTGTTGTGCGGAGTAAGCTGATCCGGGCCTTTGACTCGGACATATGTTCGAGTCATGGGTCAGCCATGCCAACAGGGGGGCAACCTTGATCCGCGTAATCCGCACCCAACTGGACACAGGAGCAATCGCAGTCGTTCGAGCGACCCGAGACGGACTGACGATCGACGTAGACGGCCGCCACATCACCCCAACAGGCGCCGCAGGACTACAAGACGCGTTGAACGGCCTTGCCCCCCACCCTGGCCCAGGCAAGCGAACAGAGCCCGACGAGGGCAGATCCGGGCCGGACTGAGCAAGCGGGAGGGGCCGCGCGGCAGACGCCGTGCGGCCCCTCCTGTCCTGTGCCAGTCCTACGCAGCCTTGGCGACCTCGGACTGCTTCGTGACCGTCGGCCGCAGCGACTTACGGACAACCGTCACGTACGACTCGATCGGAACACCCGCACGGCTGTGCCGCCCCTTGCCGACCGGGTGCAGCTTGATCTCAAGCAGCGATTCGACGATCAACCGCTGCTGCGCGACCTTGAGCTGCGGCCACGCCTTCTCGATCTCCTCGCGAGAGGCGCCGGCGAGGTCCGCGACGACACTCGGCGCCCGCAGCGTCTTCGCGTCCGCCTCGGCCTTCTCGATCTTCGGCTTTAGCCTCGCCTCCATGGCTGCGAGGCCGTCCGCGTCGAGCTTGCCCTCGGCGGCCTTGTCGCGGAACTCCTCCAACCGGGCCTTAAGCATCTCGGCCTCGGCCTGAGCGTTGGCGATCTTCTCTTGCAGTTCCTCGTCACCCTTGGTGTACGCCTCGACGAACGCCGGCGAGGCGAGCCAGTCGAACAGCACCCCAAGCACGTACTTGTCGATCGGCGCCTGCTTGCCGCTGACGTGGTAGCCCTTGGCCCCGTTCTTTCCGGGGGTCTTGCACTGGTAATTCATCCCGTACTCGGTCGGGTCGGAGACAACAGGGTGTTTGCATTCCGAGCAGCACATGATCGACGACAAGAGGTACTTCGCGACGCCGGGGCGCGAGTTGCTCGGCTTGCTTCCCTTTGCCGTGATGAGTGCCTGGCACTTGGCATAGATCCGCGGGGGCACGATCTCGGGCCACGCCTCCTCGTTGGTTACGACGCCATGGTGAGTACGCGCCCCCGTGTACCGGATATCCGTCGCGTAATCCTTGATCGTGGCACCGTGCCACACGGCAGCGATCAGCGGCTCGTCGCGCTCGTTGTAGTCGCGAGCGATGGACAGCTCGGCTTCGCCCTGGGCGAGGCGCTCGACCGTCTCGCGCCACAGAGCCTCGTGCGCGGGATTCTCGGGCTTCTCGTGCGAGAGCCGCACGACCATGCCCTTAGTCCAACGCAGGGCAGGCGCCGGAACACCACGAGCCTGCAAGTCCTTCGCGATCGTCTTATACGGCTCGCCGTCCGCGACCCGCTTGCAGATTTCTAGGACGATCGGCGCCTGCTCTGGGTCCCTTTCGACCCGGAGGAATGCCCCTGTCTTCTCGTCGTACACGCGCCGGTACCCGTACGGCGTGATGCCGTGCGGGCGACCCGTGACCGCGTTCGCGCGCAACGTCCGCTTGACGTTGTCGCGCAACTCGTCGACCTCGCGCTCGCCGAGCAGAGCGTCGAGGCCCGTGCGGAAACGGTCGTCCTTGTTCGACAGGTCGTAGACCTTGCCGCCGTAGCACCACAGAACGCCGTGCGTCGCACAGGTGTTGCGTAGCCGGGTGTAGATGTCCAAGTCGCGCTGGAGTCGGGACGACCCCCACGCGAGGACGATGTCGAGTTTTCCAGTCTCGATCCACTCGATCATTCGCTCGAACTCCTCGCGCTCGCGTTCGCGGAAGCGAGAAGCCGAACGGTCATCGTCGATGAAGTCCTCAACGATGTTCACGCCGAGGCGGTCGGCGTCACCCTGCGAGGCGTCGAGCTGCTCGCGCACCGAGAAGCCTCGGCGCGCGCTCTTGCCGCGGTACGCGCTCTTACGTGCGTACCTGCCGCCGCGCAAACCGGCGAGTGGGCGAGGACCCTCGCCCCCATCACCGGTAAGGACAAGAGAGCGAGGAATCTCGCTCTGAGCTGCGACAACGGTGGTCGTCATGTAGCCCCCTCGTGATCAAGACTATGTCTTGCGAGGGGCCACGACGAGCGATTACCGGTGTGTACTCGGCACTACGCTCGACATGCCCGTCATGCTCGCGCCCGTCCCGGACGTCGTCGACTTCTCCGACAAGAAGGTCCTCATCACCGACGACGTCGCCGACACCGGCAAGACGCTCAAGCTGGTGCGCGACTTCTGCCTGGAGACCGTCGCCGAGGTCCGCACCGCCGTCATCTACGAGAAGTCTCACTCCCTGGTGAAGTGCGAGTACGTCTGGAAGCGGACGGACGACTGGATCAACTTCCCGTGGAGTGTCCTGCCTGTGGTGCGCAAGTCGGGGGAGCCGGTCACTCCGTCCCGGGAAGCGCTCTGA